AATCGCCAGGCGATTCAACGGTCGGGCGCGGAATCTTAAAAATAGAGAAAAGCTCATCAACAGAAGTAATGAGAGAAGGAACAGAACATTCTTCAATGGTCATATGTTCATCATCAAAAGTACAGATAGAATAAATATCATAATCCTGGGGATAAAGAGCGAACATAGAAGAATCACGAAGAAATACAGTCGCAAACCAACGCTCGAACTCTTCAATATTCACAGCTTCTTTACAAAGTGCGCAAGAATTAGTTTTACGATCAAAAACAGCATAAATAGTTTTCATTCTCATACTCCTTCTATCGGTCGAATCAATTTTTTAGCAACTTCCAATTGGTGTTGCTCTTTTTGCAGAAGGCGAGTGACCGACTCATGTTTAACTGTCGCCTTCCTTTGTGCCTTAAGGATATAAAACTTTTCGGAATCAGTCAAATGCAAATATTCATCATAATACGCAGGAGGGCGCGTAATCATACCATCCGGCAAAACAACCCTGTCATAATTATAAACATCGTCAAAATACTTAACTATCCAATCATGGGCTATTCCAGGCTTCCTGGACATTGTTACAAATTCGGGAGTACGTCCCTGATAATGCGCTGGGGCATCCTTACCATATACCTTTTTAGTAACGTATCTAGCTACATAAGCACAAGATTTAAAAGTAACGTTACCAATGGTATGAAAACCATAAGGCCAAATGCGAAACAAAAAATCAGAAATGTAAAGCGGACCATAAGGCGTTTGTCGTAAAAGTTGACGATCATCAGCAAAATCAAAACCAAATAAGATAAGATGATAATGAGGTCGTAAATTTTTATCACCATATTCACCACAAGCGAAGAAACGAACCTTAATATTTTGATAAGACAAAGCCTTCCGAAGGCGCTTCATGAAAAGTTGAACATCACGAACATTCACAGATCCGGAAGAAGGAAGATGCGCATCATCAAAAGTAAGAGTAAGGAAACAGTTACGTTCATGTAAAGAAGCCTCATGAACACATCGAACCGCCCATTGTCGCGAATGTGCAAGACGGCATCCGATACACTTACCACAGGGAATGGTGCAAGGCTCAGCTCCACGCTCAGGCGGCGAAAAAGGAGAACCAAACACAATACGATAACCCGATTTCGAGCTGGCGTCAGGAACACGCCAGCAGTCGATCGGATGATAACAAGCCATAATCAGATCCGGAAACCACCGCGCATTGGGCGAGCGCGAAGGTTACGTTTTTTAACATTAACGGCACCTCTAGTAAAGATCTTACGAGACATCTTCCGAGATAACTTTCTACGTTTCATGAAAAAAACTCCTTTCATTTCAACTCATTTCAACGCGCTGAACGGCATCCAGCGCAATAATTCACCCATCGAAGTACCAAAACGGTGCGCATTACCGGTTTTAATATCCTGGACAGACTGTTCTTGCTCATTAGCAAGCTTAATACGAAGAGAATCTTCAAGTGTACGCTTAGCAGAAGCATCAAGATTAGCCGCACTAGCCATATTTTCAGCAGTACCAGCGGCCAATTTATCAATTTCATAAGGCGTCAACTGCTGTAACCTGGACAATTCGCCATAAGACTTGGCGGCAAGCGCAGAAGCGGCACCGGCTTGAGCCAGGTTAGCCTCCGAACGAGTACCAAGTTCAGAAACCTGAGCATCAGTAATACGCTTACTATTTTCAATATCCTGCAAAATTTTATTTATGTTTGCATCAGCCACTTTAACCTGCATCTTAAAAACCTGCGTCTGCTGTTTCGCCTGAGCAGTAAGAGCCGAAATATTATCAGCTTTAAGCGGAATCAAAGTAGTTTCACCCTGCACCTGGGAAGTCTGAGCACTCTTGAGCTTTGTATCCTGTAAAACGTTACTAGCTTCAGTCTGCATCTGTAAGTTTTTCGCCTGCTGGGCGGCCATATATCCAGAAGTAGCGGCAGAACCAAGGTTCTCATAGCTACCACCAGAAGAAGCAGAAAAAGTAGAATTACCAGCGTTAGCAGAAAGAATAGGGTTAAGTCCAGCGGCTTTTAAATCCGCAACTTCAATCTGATGCTGTTTATAAAGCTGATCGTGAGATAACTGATAGTTCGCATTAAATTGTTTTTGCTGTTGCTTATTAGCAAGCACACCACCAATAAGATTAGCACCAGCACCAAGAATAGCACCGCCAAATTTACCAAGAAAACCCATAAAATCACCTCACTTAGAAATGATCAACAAGGCCAGGTACGCCATAGACAGGCATCGGTCGAGCACATTTCATTTCAATATAACTATCAATAATAAACTGAGGTTCATTCTGTACTGCAAGAATCCTGGAAACTGGCGGATTATCCTGGATAAACTGCGCAGAAAGCGTAGGGAGACTATCAAACTTCTGAGAGAGATGCCAAACATCCAGGCTATGAGGATCCGTAGATCTGAGTAGGCCGGTAATCATACTAGGATAATAGCGGTACTCAGCATAGCGTTCCTGATACCCAAATACGTCATCATCTGCGCTTGTACCTTGTGCATAGATTTCTTTATTCAAAATCGCCTGTTCGCCAAGATGCGCGAGAACTGGCCAATAAAAATCAAAGCGTGTACGACGACTAAACATGCGCGGAATACCTTGCTGGTAGGTAAGATCAGCACGAACATTCAAGAGACCGATAATAATACCATGTTCCACAAAAGACTTAGTGAAGCCATGTTTAGCGGAAGTACTAGAAGCGAGACCATATGCGGCAAGGTTACCTTGCGGAGTTTCTGCGCCAGTTAAACCAGTTGCGGAGTTCTGAACAACAGGATTGATAATAACAGGGCTTTCAGATCCGCCAAGGTATTCAGGACGCTGTAAGCGACTATCCGGGGAAATAACGCCAAAATGCGAGCGAAGGATTTCAGTATAACGAGTACCACCACGAGCATCACGTTCATAGAGCCTCTGAATCTGGAAAGCCTGGCGAAGCGAGTTAATCGTAGCAGCAGCAACAGTAGACAAATCGGCAACCATGTTAGAAACTACTGGAACGTCTCTCCTATTAGGATCAAACACCGAGAGAAACGAAGGATCGTTATTATTAGTAAGACGAACAGAACCAGGAGCACCATCTGACTGATATTTCAAAAGACGAGTAGGATCAGCAGAATCTGCAATAACAGGAGCATTGCCGGACAACGGAAGCTCAACGCCAGGACCTTTCTGAGGCCATGGAAGCGCACTCGTAAAATAATCATGACGCTTACCACGTCTCAATAGTTTATGTTCACCTGTAAGACCAGAATCACCAAGGCCAACATCATCTAATCCAGAAGCAGTAGAAATTTCAGAAAAAGTAGAAAGATTAATAGGATTCTGAAGATTCTCATCACGAAACCATTCATTCCAAATAAGAGCATAAGCACGAGCAGCAAGCTCATTTGCTTTTATACCTTTAACACCAGTAGGTAGACCAAAATAATCTTCAAGAGAACCTACATTGAAACCTGTATCAGTTGGAGCCGTAGTCTGCGGAACAAGATAATCAGTAGACGCGCCAGGATACTTCTGCTCACCATTAAATGCTTCCCAATGCTTCCAAAGGAGTCTATAAGGCACAAAAAAATAAAACGTATCAAGGAACAAGTTATCCATAGTCGGAACAATCGGAGTACTAAGACGAGCCAAAAAATTAAACTTAACTTTATATGAATCGCCAGGAAGGACCTCATCAACGAGGAACGGAACAAGGTAACCACTATCAAATGTAGATTTCCAACCATGGGATCTATTAAACACAGACCGCGAGATTTGAGCTTTAGGAATCTGTGAAAATAAATGTTTCATGACTGACTTCATATTATCAATCCTTTCTGAATAACCGCCCTAAGGCTTAACCAACAGGCTGTATTATTCACAAATTATCCAAAGAGTGTGAAGAATGAACCGTTTAGCGGTGTCACTCCGGCCAATTACATCAAGTAGTGTAATTGGCCGACGTCGTTTTACCGCTAGTAAATGTCAAGAATTTACTTCTTTACCGGGACTTTCAGCAGATCCGGGAGGTACTTCAGGAGTACGGTCAAGAGGTTTGTCAATAATTCCAAGCCTAACTGCTTCAGCATAATCATCACTTCCTTCTTTCAGGGACTGAACGAATTGAAAATAGGCGGCAGGATCATTTCCAAAACGTTCACGAATTTTTGAAGAGAGAGCATAGAACGCATTATTTGCCGCCACTATGACATTCTGCGCCGTCTGATAATCCGGCATATCAGAATAATCACCGAACTGAGGAGTACGCGAAACCGGGACACTAGGATCCACAAGAACACCGGTATTTTCAAAACGCGCAATAATACAATTAATATCCGCGTCGTCTTTAAATGACTGGAGCGTCTGCGAAGGCTGATCAAACTTAATACCCGGCTTCTCACCGGTAACGGAATAGCGAGAGTTAAATTTCATGATCTTCCTTTCCGCGCGAAGTCGCGCTACAAGTATCTTCAAATAGACTAGTAGGTTTAAGATTACTACTAGTAAAACAAGCACCACAATTTAAGCATACAGAGACATAGTCGTCAATATGAAACAAAACGCATTGGCAATACTCACAACGATCGAAACCGTCAAATATAAAGCGATTAAAAAAACTAGGTACTTTGTACATGACATAACATCACCTCAAGGCTGATAATGGGGGGAACCTGCCGCACGTCATGAATAGTTAATCCATTAACAACAGAATCAAAGAAAACCGCGGCATTTCCCCCCATACCCCTTCCGCTAAAAAGGGGAAAAGAGAAAAGCCGGAAAGGAAAACTAATCGCCAGGCGATTCAACGGTCGGGCGCGGAATCTTAAAAATAGAGAAAAGCTCATCAACAGAAGTAATGAGAGAA